CTCGCGGATTTCGCGCACCGCAGTGAGAAGCGCAGGTCGCTGGTCTTCGTAGTGTCGAATGAGCGGCGCACCGCTGCGGAGTTCACGCTTGAACTGCTCGACCAGGTTCCAGTCTCGGCCATACTTCCCCCTAGATTGGTGGTATTGGATTGTTTCGGCGTTCTTAATCTCGTCCGGCGACATATAGAGATCGTGCCCGATCGGGAACGGGCTCTTCGGTTCCGGCCATCCTTCGGTCATTTCGTCGTTCACTTCTCCCCCTCCCCGCGCTTGGGCTTCACGCGAAACATCGCTATGCACTTATCGCACATGACCCACTCGTCTCCAGCGGCGAAAAGGTTATGATGGGTCTTCGCTTTCCCACCGCATTTCAAGCAGTGCGGCGGGTTCTTTCCGCTCGGGTCAACGATGATGCCGGGATGCTTCTCCTCCGCTTTCGGCGTTTCGGGTTCCGGCGCTTCGGGCGCGTTCCTGTAATCTCCGAACGTATATGCGTTGCAAGCGTCGCACCAAAGGTATCCGTGGCCGTGTAGGTCGTGCGCGGCGACCTTTCCGCACCTTGGACACTTCACCCATTTCGGCGCTTCGGGCTTCTCCTCCGGCTCTTCGGGCTTCTCCTCCGGCGCGGCGAGGTCGAGGATTAGTGCGCAGAGGTCTTTGCAAATCTCCTCCACGCCAATGTCTTCCATCCCGTCAGCCATCGCATACTCGTGGAGTAGGCGGTTGTGGATGTTCATCAGCCGTTCGCAGATTTCGCGCTTCGTCATTTCGTGGCCTCCTCGTCGTCCTTCGCGTGTTTGACTTTAAGCGCTCCTCGAAACGCTTCTCGGTGAATTACATTCCCGCAGAAGTCGCAGAAAAGCTCTCCGTCTGCCCTGGCTTTTGCGTCGAAGTTTCCGCATATCGGGCATTTGTATAGAGTGGGATTCTTTCCAGTTGGGTCGATGTAGCGATCAAAATCGAACTCATATCTTTCCAGCCAGCCCATTTGCCAACAGCGCATTATGAAGTCATCTAGGACGGCCATTTCTTCCGGCGAACTTTCGATATTTGTCGCCCGGAGTAGGTGCGCTTTCGCGCGCGCAATTACCTTGATCCGGTCGTCTCCGCAGACTTGGTAGCTCATTTCGCCTCCTCGTCGGGGACAAACTTCAACGTCCCGAAGTAGTGCTCCCGCCCTCCTTTCGTGAGTTTGTCGCGGGTGCAGGTGAAAACAGGTTCGCCGAAAAAACGAAGTTTTACGGGAGCACCGCAAATCGGACATTCAGCGGGAACGCGCTTGTCTGCTTCGGTAAGCCAATACTCGCCGTTCCCCTGCGTCAGCCAGCCGTTTTTCTCGCTCATTTCTCCTCCTTCGCCGGGGCGTTCGCCCAACGCAGAAACCACGTCGCGCACTTCTGGCCGATTCGGCGGTGCGCCAGCTCTTGTCTGCGCGTCACGATATGCCCGCCCGCCTCTAGCTTTTTCAGATAAAAGAAGTGCTTGATTACGGGGCAGTCTTTGACCGGGCAGTTTTCGTTGCAGATGATTCTCACGCGAACACATCCGGCCATGATGTCGGGGCGTATCAAAGACTCCGGCGTCAGCTTTTCACGCCAGGCCTCGAAGTTGGTGAGCGGGTGCTTCTTGCGGTATTCCTCGCGCTGCATTCTGTAATACGCCTGCCAGCGCGGGTCTGCGTCGCGGAACAGGTAGTCGTATTCTGCGTCAGTCATTTGGCCTCCTCCTCGGGCAGTCCGCCCATATCCTCGAGCGCCGCGCGCATATCCGATTCGAGACGGCGCAGCGAGTTTTCCAGCGTCGCCAGCAGCACCTCGATGGATTGCGCCCGGTGCCAAAACGATTCAGCGCTTGGACCGGACCGGAACAGCAGGTCGACGGCGCTGTACAGGCTGTCCCGAGGCAGGACCAGGTCGACGCTGCAAATGCCGCTAATAGCCTTGTTCAGTTCGTGCGCGTCCAGCTTCGCGAACGGGCGCTTGCTCTTTTCGTCTTTCATTTCGCCTCCTTCATCTCCTCGAGGATCGCCTCCGCCACCTCCTGCAGACCGCAGGCTGCGTCGTGGACGTGGCGAGCGCTATGTTTATGCCCGCGCTGGACCAGGTCAACCGCCCCGGCGTCGAGGATGCGGATCGCTGGTATCAGCTTCTCGAGCATCTCATTTCGAGTCATTTTCGCCCTCCTACGCGCTGATCTTCAGCGCCAGTTTGTTCTTCCCGGCCCAGTCCAAGAGCGCGTTCCGCTCCCGCTTCCCTGCCAGGTAGTTTTCAGCCTTTCGTCCCCGTAGAACTGGCCCACGCGCCAGCCGCGGCTCCGCTTCAGCAGCTCCGCCGTCGCAAGAGGCTTCCCACGCTGCGCGAGGAATACCAGGACGCAGTCCCCGCGGGCCACCTTCCCCGCATAATCCATCGTCATCAGGCACTGGTCCAGCGCCTGCGCCTGCTCCGCGAACTCCTCCACGCTGGTCGGAACCCAGACCCGGATGCCGTCGAACGTTCCCGCGTCGAACTTCGACGCGACCGCGATCAGCTCCTGCTCCCGCTTCCGTCGTTCCGCCTCCTCCTTTGCCTTCTGCAGGTTCGCCCACATCCGCTCCGCGGACCTCCGGCGCGCCCGGAAGTTCGACGGGTACTTCCAGTACTCGTCCGACGGGTCCTTCCCCACCTCCTGGACCGTGCGCAGGTACTCGCGATACTCCCACGGGTAGACGTTGCGCGTCTTCAGGTAGCGGAACGTCTTGTAGTTCATGTTCCGCCATTCCCCGCTCCTCCATTCGTTCCATTCGCCGACGGAGATGCGCTCCCGGAGGCAGTCGAGCGCCGCGCGCAGGCCGTAATCGCCGTTCTGGATCGCCCAGCGGGCGACGTCCTGCTGGAGGCGCTTCGAGAGCCTGCGGAAGCCTGCGGAGAGGGCGAGGTGCTTCATGCTCGCGCCTACCAGCAGCTCGACGCGCGGATCGGCTTTGAACGCCCGCAGCAGGGCGAAGATCTCGGCCCCGTTGTACCCGCGCTCGACCGCCTTCCGGAGGCACCACCGGAACGAAGGGTGCGCCTCCGCGACGACGGACTCCTCGTCGGCGGTGAGGTAGTCCCAGCAGACGGCGTTCTTCGGCGCATCGGTGGTCCAGGGCTCGGCGCAGACGTGGCCGGAGCCGTACTCGAAGCGGTCGCCCGGAGCGGCGAAGAGCCAGCCCGCGATCGGCCGGAGGTAGATGTTCCGACTTTCGCGCCTGCCGTCCTCCCATTCGCGGAAGACGGCGAAGGGGCGCGGCGTGAAGCGCGTCACAGCGTAGACCTCGCGGCAGAGCCTGCCGTGGATCAGCCGGACGCGCTGCTCCCGGTCGAAGCAGTGCATCAGCGGACCTCCTCGGCGAAGAGGTCCGGCGCTTCCGCGGGCTTCGCCGTCGGGTCGGCGGGATGCGGAGCCGCCTCGGCGGCGACCTTCTCGACGGAGTAGACCTTCTCCTTCTTCCGCTTTCTCGGCTTCGGCCCGGCCTGCTCGGCCTTGATGGCCTGATCCTGGATCTCCTTCTCCATGCGGGCGTGGCCGTCGACGAAGTAGTCGCGGGCCATTCGGAAAACGTCCTCGTGGCAGCAGACCGCGACCCCGGCGTGTTCGGCGTTCATCCGGACCTTCTTCGCGACCCACTCCAGGCAGTCGGCGACCTTCTCGGGGTCATAGCTCGCCATCAGCGCCGGGTCGTCGAAGAGCCAGTCCTCCATCTGCATCTTGACCAGCTGCTCCGGTGTCTTGCCCTTGACTTCTTCAGGTGTCCATTTCATCTTTTCCCTCCTTCTCGCCTAAAACGGCAGGTCGTCCTGGTTGGACCATCCGGACGATGCCGGTGCCTGCGGCGGCGCGTAGTAGTCGTTTAAGCCTTCGTACCCGGACTGGCGCTGGCCGTTCCCGCCTTCGGGCCTCCCGCCGAGCATCTGGAAGTTCTCGGCCACGACCTCCGTGGCGTAGCGCTTCTGCCCGGAGGTCTTGTCCTGCCAGCTGCGCGTCGAGAGTTTCCCCTCGACGTAGACGGTGGAACCCTTGCGGAGGTAGTCGCGGGCGATCTCGGCCAGGCGGCGCCAGCAGACCACGGTCACCCACTCGGTGCGGTCCTGCTGCTGGCCGTTCCGGTCCTTGTACTTCTCGTTGACGGCGACGGAGAAGTCGGCCACCATCGAGTCCCCGGCCTGGCGGACCTCGGGATCCCTCCCGAGGTTGCCGATGACCATGACCTTGTTAAGAGCGGCCATTTTCGTCCTCCTGCTGCTTCTTGTAGATCTCCATCAGGGCGTTGAGGACCGGGGACGGCAGCGGCTTCCCGAAGTGCGCCCAGCCCTTTTCCTTGAGTTCCGTGACGGAGACGCCGTGCTCGGCGGCGTCCCGGGCCGACTCGATCCATTCGGCCATGTCGTCGGCGGGCGACTTCGGCTGCTCGGCTTCGGCGGAGGCCTTCGACGCCATGCGCGCCGCGATCGCCTCGGCGCTTTCCTTCGGCGCGGGCTCCAGCGGCTCGGAGGACACCTCGAAGGCGACCTTCGGTTCCTCGGGGGAGGGCTGGGGCTCGGGCTCCTGATCGGGCTTGACCACTTCGGCCTCGACCTCGACGGCCTCCTGCTTCTTCGACGCCTTCTCCGCGGCCTCCTTCAGGATCTCCGCGGGCTTCTGCTTCTTCGTCTTGACGGGCGCGGGCGCGGCCTCGCGCGCGTATTCGGGGCGCTCCTTCGCCGACTCCTCGGCCACGATGTCCTCGACCTCCTCCTTCGTGTAGAAGCCGCAGATGACCGCCGGATAGACCGAGCGGACGCCCTCGGAGATGCAGCGCGCGCGGAGCATCTGGCGCGGGTACTTGCCCCAGTTCGGGTTGACGCCGACGACCTGCGCCTTCCGCGCGCGGGCCATGTCCCAGTCGACCTCGACCGAGCCGCCCTGCGGATGGCTGAAGACGCCGACGACCCGATCGTCCGTCATCGTCTTCCACTCGACCTTCCCGCCAGCGAGCTGGAACCGGGCGAGCATCGCATCCGCCTTGAGGGCGGGCTTCCCCTTGATGATGTGATACTCTTTGGCCGCCGTCATCGGGTGGCGCCCTTCGGACTGGGCGACCAGCATGAGGGTGATGGCCTCGTCGGCGTTCCGGACGCCGAGAAAGCCGGACTTGGCGGCGATCTCGCCCATCTTCAGGACGTCGGGAAGGCCGATCGCGGGAGCGGTCTGGATAGCGGTAGTCTGTTCCATCGTTTATTTCTCCTTTACTTGACGGCGAGGCGGAAGATCCGCGCGCCGGGTTTCGTTTCAGTGAACTGCTGGACGAGCTCGTCGGCAGGGTTGAGCGAGGTCGCGAGCGCTTCCCAGTTCACCTTGTTCGAGGGCTTGTTGTTTTTCCAGGTGCAGAGCTTTTCGGAGCCGAAGACGAGCGTGTCGCCGTCCCCGATCGCGGCCATCAGCATCCCGCGCAGCTCCTTCGCCTCCTCCTCGCGCGCTTTGATTTCGGCGGTGAGGGCGGCGAGCTGCCGGGCCGTGTCGGCCAGCTTCTCGTCGGCTTCGACGATCTTCCCGGGCTCGTGGGCGAGCCAGAGCTTCCGGCAGTCCTCTTCGGTCTGCGGGGGCGGGGGGACGCGCTTCTCGACGTGGTCGGTCCAGAACGCCTCGACCGCATCCTGCATCGAGCGGATGAGGGCGTCGTCGCGCTCGACGAGATAAGTCTGGAACCGCTTGTCGAAACCGAGGAAGAGGACGGCGACCGTGGCGCGCTTGAACGCCGGGTCGAGACCCATGTAGTGCTGAACCTGACTCAAATAGTGAGCAGGGACGCCGTCCGGCCATTCCTTCGAGGAGGTCTTGCACTCCAAGAGCTCGTCCGTCCGGACCTCGTTCTGGAACGACCCGAGCTTCGCGCCGTCCGGGACCACGAGGCGGTCGACGTTCCCGATTGAGTGACCGACCTGGAGGAGGCGGTTGAAGCGCGAGGTCTTGCGCCCGGTCTCCTGGGTGAAGCGATCGGCGACAAACTGCTCGAGGGCGGTCCCGATCCGCATGGACTCGTTCTCCGGCTCGTCTCGACCGGCGCCGACCTTGTCGTTGTAGACGTCGAGAGCCGTCATCCACGGGTTGATCCCGAGGATGGCGGAGACCTCGGAGCCTCCGATCCCGACTTTTCGACGCTTGAGCCATTCTTGTCTGTCCATCTGTCTCTCCTTGTTTTGCGTTATCTGGTCTCGCCCGGCGGCTCGATGCCGAGGAGGGTTGCGTGGTTGTACGGGTCGTAATACCGCCAGTACCGCAGGCTCTTCCGGTTCCCCCGGCGATACCTGGAGGGGATGTCGCCCTCGCGGTCCCGGCGGGAGACGGTGTGCGGGTCGAGGCCGTGGAGCTTGGCGTACTCCCGGCGCGGCATCCAAAGAACCGCCTCGGACGTCACGGCGAGCATCTGCCGGAGTTCGTCGGTCATCCGATGACCGCCTTGCGGACAATGGTGACGGCGACGGCCAGCGCGGCCAGGGCGAAGGCGATGCGCAGGTCGCGCTTCTCGGCCTTGCGGCGGGTCTCCTCCTGCCAGAGGGCCTCGAGGTCGGCCAGCGTGGCGCCGATCCAGAACCAGCCGGACCGGACGCAGAGGCGACCTCCGAAGGTCGCGGTTTCGATCGTCTGCTTCTTCATCTTGGGTCTCCTGGTGGAAGGTTCGCCGGGTCCGGGGCTCCCGATTCGGAAAACGGACAGGTGTAGTGGGTGGGTATCGAGGCGCCCCGGCTCCCGGCTAGTCGTTGCCCTGCGTTCGGGCGAGGTCCTTCTGGTAGAGCGCGCGGACGCGGGAGGCGATCGCGCGAGGATATTCCCGCTGCCCCTTCGCCATCTCGCGGACGACGGCGGCGGGCCAGGTTTCGGGGGATGCGTTCGCGGCCTTGCAGGCGCGAGCGGCGAGGCGGCGCCAGTACTCGAGCGGCTTCCGCTGCTGGCTCTTCTGCTCGGTGTTCGCGTTCATTTTTGTACCTTTCGTGGTGGTGGTGGTGGTGTCTGTGGTAAAGCTATCACTTTCCGCGATACTTGTCAATAGAAAAAACGCGGAGCGTGATTTTTTTTCGGAGGGTTTCTATGACCATCGGAGAAAGGCTGAAATTCTGGCGAAAAAAGCAGGGCCTTTCAGGGGCGGCTCTCGGGGCGCGTCTAGGCGTGTCCCAGGCGTCCGTCGCATCTTGGGAGACCAGCGCCCGGCAGATCATGCCGGATAATCTCGTTGCGTTATACTACATGGGCCTCAACCTGAATTGGCTACTAGTCGGAGAGGGCGAGATGTACGTCGACGCGACGGGGAAGACAGAGGCCGATGTCGTGAACCAGCTTCGGGAGATCGAGGCGCGTCTCCGTGCTCTGGAGGAAAGGCGAGAAACGCCCACCGCCATCGAAGTGGACCACTGGAGGCGCTGAAAAACTAAAAGCCACGATTTGTCCACAAATGAGAGGGGAAACGGCGAAAACGAGCCAAAAACGAGGACGGGAGCGGCCTCAAAATCCGCTGTCCGCAAGGACGTGAGGGTTCAAGTCCCTCTCTCGGCACTCCTGGAAACGGCGCGATTTTCGCCAAAAACGCAGAAAAGAGGACGAAAACGGCGATTTAGATGACCGACC